GATAGTGGTAATAGTAATAATTGGACTGCTACCGGAGCTATTACTTTTGGAACATCAATTGCTATACCTGCAAATGCATCAAGTGCAGGAGCAGTTGATATATTAGGTCTTCCCTTTACTGCTAATCAAAACCTTGTTGTAGATGGATTTGCTTTTGATGGCTGGTTTAAGCATACAGGAACAGGAAGCTATAATTTAGGTATTTGGGGATTTGGTAATCTTGTAGATTTTAGTCCAAATGTACAGGTTTTTGATGCTGATTCTGTAACTGCATTTCCTAGTGTTGGACCAATAGATGCGGATAATATTCCATTACAAGTTCCTTTTGTAGCAGCCCAGGTTAGATATTTTAAATATACACCTAACAATCGCACGCTTTCAGTAGCTAATTTAACTGTTAACGCCCAAGAATCTCCAAATGAAAGTGTTCCACTTGGTTCGATATTTGTTCCAGATGACCATGATGAAGGATTTAAATTAGGAGCTTTCTCTGCAATTGATGGCGATGATTATCATGTTTTGAAATTTATTGACTTTGTATCCTGTGAAAGTGGTGATATTCTTGATAATGGATTTGTACTTGTTGGAGATAAATCTGATAATAGTTTGAAGGGTTATAATGCTAGTTTTGTATTACAATTCACCATTTCTTCGCGTACACTGGCTAGTACATTTGGATGTATTAGACAGTGCCGTGGTACTCAGAGATGGTGGATATTATATTTAAGTGGTGGTACTCAATTTGTAGCAAGATTTGTTACTGATGCTGGGGTAGAAGGCACAGCTCATAATGTTGCTACATTAGCCTCAGCAGAAGATCCTTATTGTTTAGCTGTTAATAATGATGAAAGTATTTTGTACTATGGAGAGGCAACTGCTGGTAGCGATACTATTAAGCAGTTTAATCTTGCAACTGATACCCTAATTGGTACATTTGCAGCTGCGCCCGGAGCTAACTATAAAGTAACCGATATTCTTGTTCTTAGTGACGATACTATTGTTGCCTATTGGGGTTCAATTTCTGATAATAATATACAAGTAATTCAATATAATGCGGCAGGAACTATTCTCGAAACAATTGATTTAGGAACAGGATTTGTATTTCCTTCTCTTGTTCGTGGTAGGATGGCTTATAGTTTAGATGATCCTGATAGCGTATGGGTAATGTTACATCCCGGCGCGGATCATATTGGAGAAACAAAATTCATTGAAATTGAGTTAGCAACTGGGACATTTTTAAAAGAAATCTTTCAACAGGAATATGAGATTGGTGAATATAATTCTCCTGTTAATGCTTCTCCAGAAAGATTTGGTAATAGTTTTTCTTGTCCATTTTGGGTAGCTACTACAGGCGCAGCTCCGCCGGATACAGGAACATTAACAGTAGCAAAACTAAGTGATCCTTTTAGTGGGGCTCATATATTTACAGTGGACGTACTTAGTGGATTGAGTCCTGCGGTCTTATCATTAGTAAGTGATGATCCGGGTCATACTTATGATCCAGTTCCTGTTGGTATATATTCAGTTGTAGAAAGACCTGATCCTGATTGGGATCCAGTTTATTTTGTAAGTAACGACGTAAATAATGATAATTTACATGTAAGTGTTGGGGTGGGTGAGGATGTAACAGTAATAGTTCTCAATACATTCTCTTCTCCTGGAGGTGGCCCATTTGAATTATTTCCTCCTGCTCCAAACGAACCAGATATTCCAACGGATGATTTTCCAAATGGGGATGGCACAGTAACAAAGCGAGGAATACCTCCTCCATTTATTATTACAGGGTTTATACGCGATGCCTAGTGGAAGTAATATCATTCATTTCGGAGCAATAAGAGTTCGAGCAGTTGGAACTGGAAAACTAAGATATCAATTTCAAGGCTATAATGATATCTTATTGGAGAATCTTGTTCCTCATGATTTAAGTAGCACCAATAGCAGGGAACAAACACGATTGGCTAATTTTCAAAGTCAAGCGGGGAAGTTAAAGATAGAGCAAACTACCCGTGGTGAAATAATGAGAGTTAACCATGTGATAATTTTTGTGAAACAACTTTGGACTGATTATCCGAGTTAATTATGCCGCAAGATAGAACTGATTATGGAAGACTAAAGAGTCTCCTAAGTAGATCTAATGTACAAAAGGAGAATCAAGCTCTTTTTCAAACTATTAGAGATCTTATTAATGCGGCAGAAAATTTTCAGAATTTGGTCCTTAGCAATTTTGCGGATACCAGTTTTGAGGATACTATTAATGAAACTATTGATAGCATTAGGGCTATAACTCTTAGAGAAGTAAATACAAGTGGTAGTGCTCAAAGTAGAGCTTTAAGTACTTACGTAAAAGGTATGACCGTATTCGTTGATATTAATGGTAATGCCAGTGCTAATAATATTACTCTTGTAGGAACGGTTAATGGAGTAGTAGATCCTGTAATAAACACAGATTTTGGATTTTTTAGAGTCTTTAAGAATTCTAATGGGGACTATAACGAATGGTAAAAGAAATCCAATTTAAGGAAGGAGTAAGGTTTAAGAGATGGACTAGAGCTCTTGAGGTAATTTTTAGTAAAATAAGGCTTGTGCAATCAAGATATGAATGGACTCCAGAAATAATTACAATAACTTCAGTGAACGATGGGCAACATATGGTAGGTAGTAGACATTATATAGATGAGGCTGTTGATGTTAGATCTAAGAATTTTAGCGATATGGCCGATAAGTTATTTTTTGTTAGTATACTAAGAGAAGAATTAGGATTTCAATTCACAGTATTATTTGAAAATCAAGGCACAGATAATGAACACTTTCACGTGCAAGTAAGAAAAGGTATAATTCTGACGTGAACATAAGAGCTTTAGAGATAAGGGATATAGAAAAACTAAGAGAGATTCATGAGAAGTATTTTAAGGAAGAGTTTCCTTTCCCTGATTTTCTCAATGGTTATATTTGTGCTTGTGTTGTAGAGAAAGATAGTAAGATTATTTGTGCTGGTGGCGTACGAACCATAACGGAACTTATAGCGATTACTGATAAATCACAAATGCCTCGTGATCGAGTAAGAGGTCTTAGAAGACTACTTGAGGCATCTATTTATTTTAGTACTAAAACGGGCCATGATCATCTTCATACGTTTTCACAAGGTGATATTTGGATAAATCAGTTAACTAAGGCTGGATTTATGCCTTGTAATGGGACTGCATTATACATTTGAGGATTTATGGCAAAAGGTGATCATCGGAGAGTACAGGATCAAATTCGTACTCAGCAAGGTATTGCTCAGAATAATATGGGCCAGGTTAATAACCAGTTAGGAAGAACTGCTGGTGAAATTGGTGGATATTATTCCGAGGGCGCAGGAAGAAATATTGCGGATTATGATACTATCATGCAAGGTTATCAAAATCTTGGTGGTGGTGGGGGAGCAGGTGGGGGTGGAAGTTTATTTAATGAAGCTGCACAAGGATATAGAGGATTAACTCAGGGAGATAAATACGGATGGGATCCTTTATTTAAGGGAGCTCTAAGTAAATCTATTGGGACCTTTGGTGAATTTGCTGATACGGGGGGATTTAGTGATCAGGATATTCAGAATATTAGGGCGAGGAATATTGCACCTACAAGAAGTGTATTTAGTAGTGCTCAAAGAGGATTAAATCAGAATAGATCTCTTGGGGGGTTCTCTCCTAATTATGCAGCCGCGTCGGCTAAATTAACACGTGATCTTGCTAGCACCATTGGTGATATGAATGTTAATACTAATGCGGGCATTGCAGAAATGGTTGCCCAAAATAGATTAGCAGGTGCGGGGGGATTAAGTGCAGCAGGTATTGGTGGGCAGGGACAAGATACCGCTATTAATGGATTAAATCTTCAAGCATTATTAGCTGGTTTAGGTGGGTTAATGAGTGTAGGATCTGCAAAAGCCGGAGCAGGTGCAGCGGGTAGAGCTAATGATTTAGCAGCATTAAGAGGTATGACTGATCTTTATGGTACTAGCCCAGCGTTAGCTCATACATTTGGTAATCAGTTATTAGGTGCTAATGGGCAATTACTTGAGGGAGCGGGATTACAGAATAACTTATCTATGGGTGGAGTTAATAATCAGTATAATGGAGCTCAAATCCCAGGAAACTTTGCTAATACCATGCAGGGTATTAATTCCGTTCTTCCAATAGCTAGTCAAATCGCTGGGGCATTTGCAGGATTAGGTGGGAATAAACCACCAAATACCCGTACATTTAATGCTGATGGATGGAGTGCTTAAGGAAAGGAGGTAAATTAAATGTTTGATTTTCCAATGTTACAGGGGTTGGGGCAATTAACTCAACAACCACAAGTTCAAGCTCCCCCGCGAATGAATATGCCTTTGTTAAATATTCCTATGCTTGGTGGAACACCTGAGCCCGAGGATAATATTACAAGCTTAATGAATCAGCTCTATAATCCTCAAATGGGTATGCAGAATCAGTATAATGAGCTAATTCAAAATTATCCACAAAGAGAGCAACCTAGTGGTTGGAGAAGATTTGGTGCAGCTCTTTATGGAATGGGACGGGAAGATCCATTAAAAGCTGCTGATCAGTTTAATAACTATCATTACTATCAGAATCTTAGTGATTGGAATAATCAAGCTAAGAACTTACAAATGGCTGCTGATAATGAGCGAGCTCAGAATATTAATGAGCGTCAAATTGCTTATCAGACGGCTGGAAGAACATTAGAGGAAAGGCGTATTAAAGAGACCGAAAGAAAGAATCTAGAAACTGAGGATCTTAAGAGAAAGACTGAAGATAGAAGAGCTCAGAGTGCTAGGATTCTTGATCATATTAGAATGAATCCTAATTTCGTACCACGAGAGATTAATGGGGAATTAGTATTTTTTGATCCCCGTACTGGAGATACGCAATCTACTGGATTTAAAGGATTGTCTGATCAAGAAAGATTAGATATCCAAAATGCTGCAGCAATGGCTAGAACTAAGTATTCTGCAGATTCTGCTACTGAACGTACAGGAATGACTATTGCAGGTCAAGCTGATAGACAACAGGTTGGAGCCTGGAATGTTGTAGAAGTTGATGATCCCAATAATCCTGGTAAGAAGAAGACCGTTAGAATGAATACGATTACTGGGGCTATTAGTGATTTACCTGTTACAGGCGCGAGGCGTATTGGAACAGGTGCAGGATCAGGTGGAGATCCTAATTTAGCTGAATCTCGAGCGCGTTATGTAAGAGCTCAAGAAGCTAAGATGAAACCGGGATGGAGTAAATATGTAACTCTTGGACCTAATAATACAGTTACTATCCAACCACCTGGAATATTCTCAGGTCCTGATGCTAAAACCCATAAAGAAATTAGTGACTTTATTCTTGGTACTACTATGCCAGCTAATATGGCTGCGCCGGGTAGAACTAGTGGGCCATTAAAAGTTAATCCCCCGGGAGCTAGCAATACTACTGCACCAACTATTAGACGTCAAAGAAATAACCGTACTGGTGAAGTTAGAGTTTCTTATGATGGTGGAAAGACGTGGAGTAACCAATAATGCCCCAAAACGAATGGGTCGATATTGATGATGGTTGGGAAGATATTGATAGTAGCCCAGCTGTTCAAGCTCCTAAAAGCTGGATGAGCCCATTAACTGAATCTTGGGCTCCTAAGGTAAATATCCCCCAAAATATTCCTGAGTATCAGAAATTACCAGGGGAAATTTACAATAGGTTTATTGAGCCAATGACTTCTCCATTAGGCGCAATAATGACAGGATTTGGTGGGGCTGCACTTAAGCCATTAGCTAGTTTATTTCCTAAAGCAGTAGGTACAGGAGTAGCCGCATTAGGAGGATCACAAGTAGCTCAAATTCCCGGTACAATAGGAGATATAAGTAGAGAAGGATTCAATGCTAAAAATGTAGTGGATCTTACTGAAGGACTTACTGGAGCCGCAGCTATTCCTTTTGGTGTGGGAATGGTTAGAAAGAATATGGTTCCTAAAGTAAGCGCGCCGGCTAGTGTAATAAGTAAAGTTGAAACTCCTATTGCACGAGCCGAAACTCCAACAGTATTAAATCCTCAGCAGTCTATGTTAGATTTAGATTATGGAGATATTGTTAAGCCTACACCTGATGCACCAACTATTAACATTAAACAACCTGATACACCTGTTGATGTAACTCAGAAACTTAATGCGGCAATACAGAAAACTAGGCCATTAAGCAGAGCTCAAGAGATATTGCTTAGTACAGAAAGATCCGATAGAATTTCTCGTGCTATGACTCAAGGCGGAGAAGGTCAGGATTGGGCTAAGAGTTTTATGGGCCAATTAGCTGGCGAACATACGAAGATTAAGATGGAGCCGCTTAAATTAGATCAGACGGATGTAGATGAAATCTTTAATACAATAAAGGCTAGCAAAGAAACTATTGGATTTGATAAGGCTAAGTCTATCGGGGCAGTAACGAAATTATTAAGTGGAGAAGTTCTTCAAAGAAACGAAATAGATCAATTAAGTAATCTTTTTGGGAAGGATACGGGGATTCTTCTTAGACAGCAATTACCTACGGTGGATAAGGCGCGAGGTATTATTGAGGAATTTGTTAATCTTCCTCGTGCTGTAATGGCATCATTAGATTTAAGTGCTCCATTTAGGCAGGGATTAGGATTGATTGGAGAGAAAACTTTCTGGCAATCAATGCCTACAATGGTAAAAGCCTATGGATCTAGAAAGGCTTTTGATGGAGCGCAAGAAGCTATTGAGGCTAATCCTAAATTTAAGTTAATGAAAGATAGTGGGTTAGCTTTAACGGATCTCTTAGGATCTAATAGAGAAGAACGTTTCATGTCTAATTGGGCTGAAAGAATCCCACTTATTCGTAATGCAGTTGTACCGGCTAATAGAGCATATACAGCATATCTTAATAAGATTAGAGCAGATACATTTAGTAAGCTCACAGATGATGCTAAGAATATTGGACTTGATCCGGAGAAGAATTTAGTATTAACAAAGGATATAGCTAACTTTATTAATAATGCTACAGGTAGGGGTAGCCTTGGGAAATTTGAGCAAAGCGCAATAGGACTAAATAGTGTGTTTTTCTCACCACGCTTAATAGCCTCGCGGGTTAAGATGTTGTATCCAGGTACATATATTAAAGCTAGCCCCATGGTGAGGAAACAGTATCTTAAGTCTATGCTCTCTATTGGGGCGGTAGGAAATGCTACATTAGGATTAGCTGCTATGGGTGGAGCGGAAATAGATACTGATCCTCGTGGTAGTGATTTCATGAAGGCTAAGATTGGTAATACTAGATTAGATCCTTGGGGTGGATTTCAGCAATATGGCGTCTTAGGCGCGAGGCAAGTATTCGGAGAATCTAAATCATCTACTAGTGGCAATACTTATGAATTAGGCTCTCGCTATGGGTTACCTACGAGGCTTGATGTAGCGGCGAGATTTGGAGAAAGTAAGTTACATCCTTTTGCTAGTTTCTTTACTACACTTTTACGTGGAAAGAACTGGGCTGGTCAACCTATAAGTATTCCTGAAGAACTGATTAGAAGATATACTCCTATGATTACTCAGGATCTTTATGATATCTTACAGGATGATCCAGCCTTAGCTCCATTAGTTCTTCCTGCTATTGGTGGTATGGGTGTTCAGACATTTGGTGGTAACGATCAAATTAGAGGGTATTAATCATGATTGGTTTATTGCTCACGTTAGCTGTTATCGGGTTTATTGTTTGGTTAATCGTAACCTACATCCCAATGCCGGATGTATTTCAAAAAGGGATTATCGTTATTGCGGTAATCTTTGTACTACTTTACGTGCTTAACGCGCTTGGTGTTGTTGGACCCGAGATTCCTAGACTTAATAGGTAGGCGTGTAGTTATGTTTTGCATGTGGGGTAGTAATTCCTCATTATGCATAATAGCAAATAAGTTCCATGCGGTATGAGCTAAATGGTCCTCACTTGTATCACCAGCTAAATACTTGTTGATATGAGTGAGGGCATGATTTAGTAGGTTTTTAGTAGGAATACCTTTAAGCCAATTCTCATCCCCATATTTAAGAGAACCCTCACCATAAGTTTCTGCTAGTCTTCTCATACCTACGGGAGTAATTAAATCAAACCTCGCAATTGAATCCTCCTTACCTCTTACAGCCCCAGATTTAAACTTTGTAAGTTTCATTATTCGTTCTCCAGAAACGGTAATCTAATTGTTGTCTTCAATCGCCTTCTCTTTTCTCGTTCATAGTTCGCACGCTTTAATCTACATTTAAAACAGATAGAGTAATCCTTATCTCTTTCTCCCTTGGGATTGAAACATTCAGGGCATCTCCCTTCTTCTAATGCTTTATCGTATAGGACTTTATACATCTTCTTCTATTAGCCTGGTAAGCATATCAATTTCCGATTTAGCAAACACTGGCATTTCGTATTTTAGTTTTTGAATTAGATCTTGAGTACTTCCTGTATCCCAATAAGAAAATCTATTAGGTCTGCCAGGTATTTTCGAGTACATATCTTCAAGTACCATGTAGAGAATTGGATGTGCGCTCATCCCATTAGCTCTTAAATCAGAGAAAGGCATAATCCCAATAATCTTGTACTTGTCAATGAGTTCTTCATAGACGGGAACACACTCAATAATCTCATCTTCTTCCCAAATGCCCTGGTCATAGAACATTAGAGTCGCGACGATAGGAAGTTTATAAGCTGTTAGAATATTCATCATCTTTGTTAATCTTACTTCTAATTTCGAGACAGATTCACCCACTCTTCTATAACATTTAGCCCCCAGAAAAGTCTGATTACTAACGAGAAAAGCAGGAATAGCACTTGGCCAATTATCAGCGTCGTAATAATATATGATGGGTTTATTGGGCCATGTGTTTTGTATTTCCCTAAATTTATCACGCTTATCGTTAATACTTGAACCACCACAATGGACGTAATAGTAAAGAGTTCGATTGTCATACTGTTTGACCACTTCAATGGGGGTATCCTCTCCAAGAATTAGTGGTAATTCTTTAGGTACTTTAGATAGAGCTCGGTAATCAGGAAAACATACATTACCAATGAATCTATCGGTTGTAACGATTTGTCCATTCTTAAAATTGTGTGTATCATAAGGAGCACAAATCATTAATCGAGGATATTTCTCGATAAGTTGAGATGGTTCTGGTATTGGCTTCTCAATAGGGGTAAATTGATCGGATGTAACAAAGAATGTTTTAGCATCTTCAGGTAGGGAAATTGATACTGTGCAAGTGTTATCATCATGCTCAACAATTGTACAGCCTACTTGAGTTTTTACTTGGGCTACTAGGTATAGCTTCTCAGCAACAGAATCATAAGCGATAATATCTTTATCAGAAGCGGTATGGAGACCCACTCCCCATTTACCACTTGTTCTATAACGGGCTAGATGATAGTCTTGAATAGTAACGAGACCAACAGCATCAGTAAATAAATCCCATCCAGCAAATCCTTGAGATGTTCTATTATCAGGTAGAGGAATTGGATTTTTACTTAATTGATCTCCATTAGTATTAAATAGGTAATAATCAGGATGACAATCAGTAATAAGAATATGGGCTGAATTAATCCATACACCCCACATACCGCAGCCAGCTCGTAGTTTCTTCTCTACTTTGCCAGTTTCTTTACAAACTAAGAAAGTACATTGGTCCTTAGCAAGATTAGCAGATGACATAAGGATGGCATAATGTTTATCATCAATTATGTCAGCCTTCATGTAATAGCCCTTGATATTCTCGTTAGGTACATCTTGAGGTAAAGGTATTACAGGATCATTACCAAAACGAACTTCACCTAGAATACCTTTACCCCATGAAGAACTAACACGTACTTTATCTACTGTTGTATCAGTAAAGAAGTTCATTTATACCTCGCGCTTTTAGTGGTGCCATGAGAGGGACTCGAACCCTCAATCCCGTAAGGGCCTAGGATTTTAAGTCCTATGCGTATACCAATTCCGCCATCATGGCTATGTTAACTAAGCATCAAGTTTCTTATGCCACTTAGTATGATCTTTTAAATAGAGCGCGTATATGTTGGCATAACAGATGGGACATACAAACTGGTTATCATGTATTGTTTTCCACTCTGCATCCTTATCTAACTTCTCTTTTTCTTTGGCTGTTAATGGCATGATTATTTACCTCTGAAATATTTCTTAAGAATTTCTACCTGTTCCTCTTGCATTACGTAGGTGATAATATTACCCATAGCTTCACTTCTTATAGCCTTAGCAATTTCAAGCTGTTCACAAATCTTATCCCACTCCTCATGAGACGCGTGCATGTAGTATTTGTTGTTAAGTTGCTCGCGAGTTATTGTGTGATTAGGTCTATCTAGTAGTTCTAGTATGAGCAATTTTTTATGTTCAGCAAAAGATGATTTACCAGAGCCGAGTGTAGTACGCCTTACATTGCCAATAAGTTTAGAACATCTATCAATAGATTGCTCCATAGCAGAGATTGATATTTCTAACTTAGGTTCCTGACTTAAGGATATTAACATAGCTACTTTCATTACTGATTCGCTATGTCGGTTCAGGGTACCTGTAGCATCCTTCATATCAGTTAAATCCACCTGTTTAATAAAGTCATGATACCAGTCATGATAAAGCCTACCCACAGGGTTAGAAGTATTAAGCTCAAGAAAACCACCCTTGAGCTTTGAAAGCTCTTTAAGGTAAACGGCAAGAGCTTTATAATTAGGTATAACGCTGGGGCGATCGATAAGAGCATTAGCAAGATTGCGCTTATTTTCATGAATAATAAAAGAGCGTGCGATAAAGCCTCCATTTATATCCTTCTTTGAAAAGAATACCTCGGAGTGCGCGTTATTAATACCACCGAGTATTACGAAGTTAGGTTTCTTAAGAGTAAAGAATTCCATCTTAAGGATAGACTCATAATCAGCATGACGATAGGAGCGATCATAAACGTCAGTAAGAATATCAAGAGAAGCCTTGTCTTCTACAAGAGATGAACTTAATTCACTAGCACAAATAAAAGCAGAAGTATCAACTTTTATTCCTGTTGGTGAACTAGGGTCAGATTTACCCGTAGAAATAAGTTTCATTATTCCCTGAATAGATGAGCGCCCTGCTATAACGTGAGTATTATTTATCTCCTTTACGAGCTGAGCGGCCATAGAAATAGGCGGTCCTTTTTTAAGACCGGAGTCAGCATGTAAGATAACATAGATGTTAGGGTAAGAATCGTATAACCCTGCGCGAGGGAGAAATACATTATCTTTTACTATAGCACTTATCGAAGCTAATGCCGCCCAATACCAAAATTCAAGTGGTGTTTCATATTCTTTATGCTGCTCGACTACAAGATCAAGCCATGTCATTTTGATTTAACAGCAAAATTATAGATCTTTTGATATGCTTGAAACGCTAAAGTAGATTCCTGAGATACATAAGCATTATCCCATACTTCTACGAGCGCAAGGCATTCTGGTTTGGTTAGTAAGAGATTAGTTTTGCTTACAAGTTCCAAACATCTAGCATCAAAAATTTCTTCAATCTCTTCTTTAATTTTGCTCATGATGTCTTATCCGTATAGATACGTTCTAGAATATCTTCCTGCTTATCACTAATCCAAGAGCGTTGTGAGAAAAACTCAGTAACAGATTCCATGAAGTCTAGTTCCCATTTTGAGAGGTTAACTCCATTTTCATTTACGTGATCAATCCATTGTTGAATAACCTCTTTATCCTTTGTCATTAATCATCTCCTCAATCTTCCACTTAAACTTCTTAAGATCCTTATAGTTGTATCCTTCTTCTACCTCGCAAGGGATAGAAAGTAATCCACGAGGTAAAGAGCAATTACGAAAATCAATAGGTTTCTCAAGTTCTTCCTTAAGGATTTGCGCCGCCTCGATTTCACGCTCGATTGGAACTTGTACCATAAGCGCATCATGTGACTCTATTAGGATATCTATCCAAGGTGCTCTCCCTTGTATCTCATGTTCCTCACAACCTTTAATTCTAAGCGCGGCGCCTTTAGTATTTTCACTGACAATTCTCTGTGGCAATGAGCTATAAGCTTGTCTAAATAATTCATCTCCCCAACGCTCAAAGAAGATTCTTTTTCCGCCTTGAGATGCTTTAATTCCATGAGGAACTGGAGCGATAAGGAATCTGTCTCGTTCAAGACAATTAATAATTCCATTATGAAACACACCTCTTATCTTAGGTTGCATTGCGTGGAAGGTTCGCAAAGCATCTTCTGCTTTTCCCTCGGTGATAGAGATATTAACTTTATATTTTCTTGCATCAGTATTAACCGTAGTGGCAGCGCGTTTTGCTCTTGCTCCAAGATGCCCTGCATGGCGTAATGTTTTACCCACGAATCGCTCAGGTACTTCGTATCCGAGAATCTTCTTAGAATATTTAGCTTCATCCCCACCGAAAAACCATGAAGTGGTGAGAGCATGGTAATCGATTTTATTAAGAAGTTCGAGGGCTTCATAATCTGTAGCAAGTAAGAAGACCACTCTAGTTTCAGCTTGTTCTGAGTCAGCTTGTAAAAATACATGACCAGGATCAGGTACTAACATCTTACGGATATCAGCACCAATGTCTCCATGTTTAGTAATGGTTTGAAAAGCCATTCCTCGCGATTGATGTTTCTTAGTTTTCTTACCATCCTCAATAGCATGATATTCTATATCAGGTCTAATAGGTGGATCTTGTTGTGATGTAGATGAGCGACCTGTATCTAAGCATAGGAAGTACGAAGTTCTCATCCTTCCATCAAAATCTGGAAGAGCATATGCGTAGGATGATAGAGTCTTTCTTACCTTTCTATCCTCAAGAATAAGCTCTATGCCCTTTGCATAATTAGGCTTATTCTCCATATACTTAGTATCTAAGATAGCACTTAATACTTCCTCACCTACACCCTTGCGTTCGGGTAGTTTCCATTCTTCATAAAGTAGCTTAGCTACTTGCTTAGGAGAGTTAACATTTACTGGATGACCTGCTAGTTTAAATATCTCGTATCTTAATTTCTCATCCATCTCTATATATTTGAGGATGACTTCTTTTCTAAATTCACTATCAAGGTTAATTCCTTTGTTTTCAATACCTGCATACACCACTTGGAGCGGGAGGAGAAAGTTTTTGTAATACTGTTCTGTACCAATATCTTTAAGGTCTTCATCTGTGTTAATGTCAACCTCTTTGGTACAACAAGCGTCACGTGCGCATCCAAGTAATAGGTCGGATACTTCACCTTCATACATTCCCTCATTTTTATAGAAAGGTTCCTCGGTGTAGACGGAGGTAAGATATGCTAGATTTTTAGGGAGTTCAGGATACATTGCAAATGCTTTGAGCATTGTATCTGAGTGAATCTTCTTAATACGAAACCCAAACCTCTTAAGTTTATCTCGGTCATAGCCAATGTTCTGCCCTACTATATCATGATTCGCGAGGAACTCAGCTAACATCCCGTAAATAGTAGCAAGGCTACTAGTAGGAATACTAGATACACCAAAGCAATTCCATAAAGGTATACATATTCCATCATGTGGAGTAAAAGCAATCCCAACACAAATAGGAATGCATTGCCAAGCCTCGATATCGATCGCAGGATATAGATACCCTTTATTTCTATCCAAGAATTCTTTAAACTCATGCGGTGAGCTTATAACTTTTAGGCTTCGCTGTGGGAGCCTTATATCTTTGAATTCACTTTGTTTCTTTACACGTACAAGGTCTGTTTGTAGGATATTCTTCGCCCAATATCCTCCAGCCTCTCCTCCAGAGTATAATATGTGCGCTGGATGGTATGAACCTACCGTTTTTATCCCTCCAACACCACTCAGAATGCTTCCTCTCCAATCTTCTATGCCACTCTTTCCAGTTGTTGCCCATAGAGCTGTTCCTCCTAGAGGAACTATAATATTGGGTTGAAGATGTAAGAGTTCTTTACGGAGATTCTCTAATTCTTTTGTTAAATCTACTCCACTAGTGTGAGCTCTGACTGCAAAAGGTATTTGCTTTTCTCCCTTTCGGTTTGGTGTAACATAGTACTTACATACGTTAGTAACCCAACAATTACTACGAGAGATACCAACGTCGGATAGTAAACTATTAAGTAATTTACCACTGGCGCCAACAAACGGTTTGAGAGCAAGTAATTCTTCATGGCCTGGAGATTCTCCTACAAAAACTATCTTAGGGTTTATAGGTCCTTCACCGGGTACATATGTTTTAGAGTCCATTATGAATCAAGTTCCTTAAGAAAGTTTGCGATCTCTCTTAAGCATATCATATCAAAAACTATTGTATCACCTGCTGTGCTAAACACATACTTATTCCAATCTTCATAATAATTTATCCATCCAAGATTTACGCCCTTTTTATTCCAAACTCTATAATTTCTAGGAGAGATTGCAGCAACTCTAGTTTGTGCTTCAACCTCTTCAAATCTCAGAAACTTTGTAGTTTTAATTATATTCATATTAGGATACCTTAAGAATCTTAAGAGCTTTCTTACGTGAGCTAACACGTTTAATTCTATTCATGTTACGAGCAAGTCTAAGATTCTCACTCGCGAGTCCAGTCGAAGTTTTAAAGTACTTCGCTGTATGTTCTAGCTTATGATCTTTATTCTTAGATTTCATAACAACATGATAGAGATACATAACACGTACTCTGCCTTGCCAAGTAGAACATTGAGAATACTTCTCTTTGTAGGTCATTAGCCGTTCAACGATTTGAATTCACCACAATTAACGTCTACTTCATTATTTGTTTTCTGCCAGAGTTTCCAAATAAAATCTATAACTCCGGCTTGAACGATTTTCCAAATATCAGAATGGGTAGTAAAGTTATTCGGAATTTGGATTGCATAGTAGGGAATAAGTGGGTTATCTAACTTATCATATTGAACCTTGGGGATAATATAAGCAATCTTAAAATCTTCTGTCTTACCTTCTTTAGTTCTTACTTCAAAAGTACATTGCCCATCAGCTCTATAAAACTGAAGCCCATCTCCTAATATAGGACGGCACGATTCCATTAGAAATTCAAGATGTTCTTGAGGAGTCATTAATCTATTACCTCAATTTTAATAGCACGCCAGCCCTTATCCTCAAACTTAACGAGATCAAATCTTACCTTAGTACCTTTAGTAAGTTCTTTAAAGTTTAGGGTATTAGGTAACAAGGCAGTCCAATGGAAAAAGATTCTCGTATAAGGTTTAGCCCGCGAGGCAATAAAACCAAATCCACCTTTACCCTCTTCATCAAAAATCTTAGAGATGGTTCCTTCAATACGTTCAATCTTAGTTGTATCTAGTGGGATAACTTCGGCTTCTTTCATTATGTATCCTATATAAAAAAGAGGATGTGCAGCGTTTGAGTTTGTCTATGGCAATGATACCATGTTAATCAAACTTACTACTGCACACCCTATCCATCCGATTCGTTAACAAATAGCTCAGAGTAGAGCTAGTGAACTTCTATTACCTAGTTACTCGTCATTGCTATTAGGATCATCGGATGAATCTTCGTCATTAAGATCATCATCGTCATCGTCATCAAGATCTACTTCTTCTTCATCAGACTTCTTAGGCTTTTCCTCAACATCATCCTTATCAGGATCTACATTGGGAGGAAATTCTTCTTCATTTTCAGGAGCGATACCGTAAAGGTTTTCCATTAGTTAATCACTCTCAATCTTGTTGATAAAGTCTCTAACTTCTTCACTAGCATCATACATCTTAATAGCATAATTAGCTTTATCGAGTGCGGATTGTGCTCTATTTCTTTCTATTACCATACGTTCTCTGAAAGGTAATGGTCTTTGTTGTTGTTGTGGAGGAAATCCCTGATTAGGTAATCCCCTATTTAACATTGCTGCAATATTGGGTGGAATTGGCATTTAGTTTCCTTTTAAATTAAAAAATGCTATTGATAACCAGTTCCATCCCAACCACCAGCACCACATCCTCCAATAATACAACCCCGTATAATAATTCTAATCCATGTAGCTAAAGTAATAAAGTTTACGCTGCAAAGAAGGCCAATTCCCATAAGAGCAATAGCTGTCTCAATCTTACGTGCTTTAGTCATTATGTTCTCCAAAAGTTAAAGTTAAAAGATGCTCGCTGGATGAACCCCACCCTGACATAGTGTCTAGTTATTCCGAGCGTATTACCCTAGCATCCAGTTATTGTTACCTAATCATCTAGACGATGTTAGAAGGTAACAACTACTCCGCTGGTGCTGCCCTATAACTACCCTTTACCTGATTCTGAAGTCTTCCATCAAACTCACCATTGCCAATGAATACAACAATTTTCTTATTGGCAACGGCACTCCAATCAAGTTTAGTACCTTCTTCGATTGTTACTCCAAGAGCTGCAAAGAATGGAATCATAAAATCAGGACGCTTTGAGTTAAAGGTCCAGAATGGAAGTGGAACTCCTGCAAACTGAGTACTTCCATTATCTGCATCCTTAATGATTTCCGCATCATCAATGATGTAGTTCTTTGACTTACCATCCTTTGACATTGCTTCACTAACAGTATTGATTGTCACGAGATAGTTAGAAGGGGTGACAATCTGCGAACGAAGCATGTCCTTCTTGGAGAATTGAATTACTGACATTTTGTTTTTGTCCTTTGTTTATATTGGTGTTAGTTGGTTTGTTGTTGGGAGTGATGTGGTTGAGCCAGCCATAAGCGATTTAATAGCAGGCTCGATGAAAGTAGGATACAATTGTTGGTCTTTGAATTTGATTTCGCGAGGCAAAGGGAGAGCAGTACGTGCAAAATCTTCACCTGTGTGCGAAGTAAAGATCCTATAGTCACCTTCCTCCCCCGATACGAGAGCTTTGGTAATATCAAAATGATATACCTCACGACAAACCGCAGGAATCATACCTGAGATTTGCTTACCCCCCGTAATAATAATTCTTGCATGAGCGGTAACACCAACTTCATCAGACTTACGTTCACCAACTACGTGAGCAATAAGGATTACGTTAGTATCGTTCAGCTCAATCATATCTTGGCAGTTAGACATAATTTCTTGGAAGGCAGCGAACTCCGCTTTATAATCTTCCATTGTATTAACTGCGATTCCACCTACACGGCGACCAGATTCCTCACCAGATTTATTAGTGGAACCTTTCTTATCACCTCGCGTTTGTTTATTAATGATAAGACCTGCGAGAGTAACAGAGTCAATAATAACTGTACGAAATGGGCAATTAAGTCTTAGCTGTTCTAGTTTATTAATCAGCTTATAGTGCTCACTATAATCATCGTAGTTAATTTTTGACTTATCGATCCCCCATTTTTTAGCAGGAAGAGCTAGAGCACTCATCTTTCTATCGGTACTAAACCAATATTGTGGCCCTGGCCAAGTCATAGCTTGAGTAGATTTACGAGTTCCAGGTTCACCCTTGAACATAGCGAACATCTTAGAAGGATCAACATCATTTAGGGTTGGCATTATTTAATTCTCATGATTATGTTTAATATCTTTCTTTTCAATCATTTCAACAAGAGTTTCTACATGACAGACAAGACAAGAGTTAGAAAGAATCTCATTATCTTTTCCCTTATGTATCATAACCACGTAGTGAACATCTTCAACATCAGCGATTGCCATGAAATCCTTAAGAGAATCCTTAAGATCCTCAAAAACTTCTGGTTCAAGATTTTTAAATAGCATCGTCGTGTCCAATATCCCAAGGCTTACCAACACGGTATTGTGTTTGCTTTATTACTTCTCTATTAGCACGGTCGGATTCATCAATAGCATAGAAGTTACATTTACCGTATTGACCCTCACAATTATAGGTAAAAGGAAAATGACCAGCCTCAGTATAGGCTATTAACATACGAGCATGATGTGGTACGGTAACATTAGCCCATTCTGCTAGGCGGTCTACGGAATAAGGAATATAAACCCTTTGGAATTTTTCCTCTGGAGCTAAAGAAGTTTGCCAACCAATCTTATTAATCCGCACCTGACGCGAGGCCATAATAATACTTTGGCCCATAAATTGATTATTAAGAGATAACGTATCTCTCCTTTGAGACATTGTTTTATGGTCAGTAGGTAAGAATCCCCCAGGAGTATCTTCGATAAGATCAAATTTTGCTTTCCAAAGAATCTGCATCTCATCATCTTTATAAATCAAATGAGACTTAACACATTCCACACCTACGGGAGTAAAGCTATCATTGCGCCAAAAATCAAAATATTCATGCATAGTAGCAAACACATAACGCCATCCAAGACGGTCTGGTTTCTTAGTAGATTCTTCTGGAGTATTGAGAATCCCAAGATGATCCTTTTCTTTAACATATTTATTAGTTTCTTTATAGGCTACGAGATACTCTTTACCCGCCTCAAATCCAATATCAATAGCATCATTCCTATTCTTACCTTCAATTCGAGCTTTATAGAAAAACTCAAGAATTGTATGGGTAAGAGAACCACATTCAAGAGAATTAGATTTACCTTCGTTCTTCTCTAGATTCTCATTGAATCTGTAGTTAAAAGCCGCAGGGCATTTCATCAATGCCGTGAGAACCTGAGAATCCATTACTATGTGATGCATTTTAGAACCCGCCGTATTTATAAGCAGTACGCCGAGCAGTAACCATAAACATAAAAATTTTAGCTAACTCATCATTTCTTCCACACATACTTGAAACTACTACAAGCATGGCTTCAATATAAGAAGGATCGTTAGCAACTAAGTAATGTAGTTCCATTACTTTTTCCATATCCTTTTTATCTTGATTATGTTTGGGACCTAGAGATTCATGAGCCTCTATAATTCCTTTAGCATATTCAACAATTGAATCTTCAATAGTTTTATTCATTTTTCACCTAACAGTTCATCAAAATCAATAGTTTCAAGAGGTATTTCATCTAATTCCATTTGCTGGAGCTTTTCTTCTAGCTTGACTTTACAAACATCACACATATCCATATCAGCATCATGATTAATTGTGGGGCAAACAGCATTATCTACCTCACACTCGTAGGGGGACTTACAATATTTACAAATATGAAACTTTTGGTAGCACATTTTAGGTCAGTCTTTTAAAAAGAAAGATTTACTACAAACAGCACAAAGATAATAAGTCCCATTTATTACACGGAGAACAAGTTCTATCAGAGTGATGTCTTCATTTTGACAATGAGGACACTTAGGTGGTGGGAGTTTTGGATTCATGATTTAGCAATAGCCTCAGCAAGTTCTACAATAAGAGATTTCTCATTCCATGTATTGGTGTATCCTGTTTTATTCATGGAATTATTGAAGATTCTCCTCTTAGTCTCCACAATTCCATCAAAAATTGTATCAACTGTATTATCACCAAGGACATAAGTAGCGTTAACAATATCAGAAAGCTGACCGATTCGTACGAATCTTGATTCCGTTTGTTCTTCATTTGCAGGATTCCATTGACGTTCATGCATTACACAATCGGAACAAGTTTGTAGGTTTAATCCCTCGCCAGAAGCTAACATAGAGCCTATAAGAAGTCTATGATTAGGACCATTGAATTTCTCTTGAATCTGAAATCTCTCGCTAGCATCAAGCGTGGCGGTTAATTGAAGTGGTTCAGGATATCCATTTTTCTCACAAAATGTAGTAAGCTGTTCCATTAGAAGTCTGCCGCACTCCTTATGATGGACAAATACTCCGATTTTTCTATCGGTCTCTTCGAGAAATTCCTCTACAAATTCTCTCGTAACATCTACCTTAGCTATACCAACAATCTGCCTCATGATAATAAGAGATTGCATGATTTGACCCTGAGATTTAAATGATGTCAAATCACTACCATCAAGAGCGGCCTTATCTACGATATCCTTAATCTTATCGCGCTCTTTGTTATATTCCTTACGAGCATATTCAGGAACTTCACAATAGAGCTTAAGCCTACTTACATCAGGAAGTTCGGGCATTACTTCTTTACGTTCGCGACGAATAGATATATGGGAAATTTTCTGACGGAATAGTTCTGGATTCTTTATACCAGCCTCTTTACCATCCGGTCCCACTTCAATCCATTCCTTTTTGAATTGAGCTTCACTCCAAAACATAACGGGATCAAGCATATTAAGAACAGTATATAACTCAGAACCCCTATTTTTCCAAGGAGTCCCGGATAAAGGAATAACGCGGGGAATTTGTTTAACAACATGCTTGACAGCGACAGTGCGAGAAGAACTCGGATTCTTAATCGCTTGGCATTCATCAAGGATAATAGATTGAATACCAAAATTTTCAAACATAGTAAGGTCAAGCTGGCGAAATAAATCGTATCCAATGAGATAACCTTTAAGGCCGGGAATAAGAGATTCCCTACCTTTAGTTAGAATTTGAGGATAATAAGCATCACCAAGAATACGACGGATTTCTTTAGCGTGTTGGAATTTAATACCTGATTTTGTTACCCAAAGATAAGGTATAGCTTCGGGGTTGAATTTTAGATATGCGAGGCTTTGAATAGTTTTACCTAAACCCATCTCATCAAAAATACCCATTCGACCAGCAGATTTTTCTAAGCTACGAGCACCTTCTAATTGGAAATCATAGAGTTTACGTGCTGAACATTTCTGACAGAAAGTCTTGGTTTTTAAATCAGTTCCCCATTGATGTGTGCAAGAGGAATCACCACCAATAACAAGTGTTGTATAATCACTCTTAAGTTGGGAGTTCTTAAATAGCGCGTGGCCGCATTCAAGAAATATAATACTTAATCCATTACCATTCTCAATGCGGGATTTTTCTTTAGCAACTTTGCTACAATGAGGACAAAGGTCTTGGAGCTTATGAATATTATGAAATTTCTTGGACTTTACACCATTAATTTCGTTCGTTAGAAATGTAACAATCTTTACATCATCAAAGATATCATTCCAGTGAACTGTGTTCACAAGAAGACGGTTATCTTCCGTGAAGGAAAAAAGATTATTATTATCAAACTCAGCAATGAGCTTAATATCGTACTTCCCTAGACCATTAGTGTCTAAGAAAGTTCTTATAAATTTAGTAGCTTCTAAGCGGTTCATTAGTTATCTCTTAGAATGTTTAAAGCATACACTACGAAATAATCTTTCTTTCCATCGACCCTTAACAAAGTCTACTACACAACCACACTTTAGTTTTATGAGCTTAGTATCTTTAGTTATTTTAAGATACTGTCCGGTTCTCATAACTATTCCTCTACATAAGTCCAATAGAACTCATATTTGATTTTGATGATTTCGTAGTCATCTTTTGTATCTTCAAACCAAGTATTATCTTTAATAACAAATTCTGCTAATTCTCTTGAAGAATAATAACGTGCTTCCATGATGTTATCACAAAAACTTAAGTCACCATTCTCATTCTCAGTTAGATAACGATCTTTATCCTTAATCTTAATAAGAAATACTGTATCTTCTGAATGAAATTTAGGAGCTTCACTGATAACTACAATAGCCTCATTTGTAGTAAATCCTGCCTTGATAGCATTTTGTAATCTCTCAATAAGTTCTTTAACAGTTATAGGCTCTCTATTCATACCTGAACCCTATCATTAGGATTAGTAGTCTTTTGCACAAAGTTAAATCCAAGTAGTTTTTCTTTTTCAAGATTACTAACAAAAGGCTTGCCCGTTGAGCATAGGACGCAGATGGGAAATTCTCTTAAGATACTACCATCATCTCGATATTCAATTCTCAACGCGCGAGGCTCTCGTGGTTTAGTAATAACATTACAAGATGTGCATTTGAACATGATCTATATTCCTTTTCTCATTTGCTCTAAAGTAGAAATTAGATAATTTACTTGCTCATAACTAAGTAAAACTGTTACTATATCACTAGAATCAGCATCGTCAGTATTAATATGGTCGGGGTCTCTTAATTCTATTCCTAACGATACACCACCCCAATTAGATAATTCTATTGTGGCTCTACCTCTACATTGAACAGTAACATTAGTAGGAAAGGTTGGCATATTAACTACCATCCTTATTAGAAATCTTTTCTTCTCCAAGCCTCGTAGCTTGCATTCCTTTTTCAATCATACCACGGGCCATTTCTTTAGAGATATTCATAGTTAATGCAAGTTGCTCAACCATACGCTCAATAGCATTAGTAGGAGTAACTTTCTTTAATTTTGGAACAACCGGCTTAACATTTAGGGGACTATACATTGCATCGCTTTGTTTAATCCTCTCACGAAATTCCTCACGAACGCTATTACCATAATCTCTTAGGATATTAATAGCTGCGCTATTTTGTACTGTGAGCGTAAGATTTTCCGTATTATTATCGAATATCTTTCTTTGATTAGATTCTATCGTTTCTACGAGATGTTTATGAAAAGCAAATTCTCTTTCAGATTCTGCTATTTCACTATTACTTAAGAATGCTTTCTTAATATCAATAAAAGCAATCGTTTCAGCGTTGAAGAAATCCCCGCTGTATTTCAGATTATCTTGAATCTTATTAGCTCTATCTATTAAATCCTTACTACTTTCTACAAGATTCTCTGTAACCTTTACTTCGTTCTTAAGTGCTTCCTGTGATTTAGCAACACAATTATCACAAAGAAGCATGTTATTAAATACATTACACTTACCTACAAAATCACAAGACTCACACTCTACATTTTCCGTATGAGCTTTATAGGCTCTATTACATATCTTACATTGTAATAGGCTTTGAGGATTAGGACTAAACGGATGATCCATGTTTTTTTCTAGAGACTGTATTCTTAATACTAATCTCTTAAAGTAAACTAACCAATAAAGATTATCGACTAACTTAGTAACACGCGGGCGATAACATAAATCACAAAGAAAGCAATTGAATAAGATACGATAAGCAGCAGTATTACAGTAAATAGTGGATACTTCATAGCTGTAATTCTCACAATCATTACAGATAAGCATTAGTCATTAGTAGTAAGTAAGTTAGCTGGTAATTCAATCTTCTTAGTTCTGCAATTAACACAAATGGGTTTATCCATTTTCTTACTAATCTCATCCATTACCATTGGATTATCACATTCCCAACAATAGCTTGCCTTACCGATAATCATAGCTTCCATATGTTGTGGCATGTAATGTGTGCAATCACTAAGAGCACAAGCGAATACTTGCATACCAGCAAAAGAAATCTTATGATACTTATGGATATGTCTACGACTACCTCGGCCTGCCATTATGTATTTCCTATTCCTAATAACTACTGTAATAAACAGCAAGTAATAAAACTCTTATAAGTGTCCTGTTTCGGTGACACTCTAGGTCTAAGGACCTGTCACGATGGGTAGTCTAGCATACCTCCGGTCTACCTGTCAAGCCTCTCATGGGTCCTCTCTGTATGTGGGGTCAGCGACTTCCGCCCCACAGGCTCATACCCTACGTCACCAAAAGGGGACACTTATAGTAGTAGGTTTTGTAAAAAATATAAAAAAAAAAATACAATACACTACTATAACTGCCCTATCTTGAGGACATAGCGTTGAGGCTTGGCGGGCGGGTTGGCTTGGCCCCAGACAGACAGAGAGTATGATAGGGTACTCCCCCTCTGAAAGAACAGGCTTATAACATTTCTTCGATGCCCTTGACGATTAGGCTTGACAGGGTTATGAGGTAATGCTAGAATCACTACATGGTCAGGGGAGTAAGAGTCTCGACCATATCGTTCTTTGACAACCTAACCCCGTGTCCTTATTCGAGGACACTTATAAGAGGATATATTCCAATGGCATCCAAGACAGAAAAAGCAGAAATCAAAAACTTCCGTGGTAAGCCTCTCCCCAAGCCTCTTAACTATTCGTATACGTTCGATACGTATTCGAGCAAACAGAATGCACTAGAGGCTAATGTTTGGCCGGCGGACGCAGATTCTTACGTTCTGGCAAAGATTAACACCCAGAGCGAGGCATCATCGAAGTCTGTAGAGTATCAGAAGACTTTGAAGGGTCTCAATGAGGTTTACGAGAAGACAAACGAATACAAGAGACAGCAGTTCCTAGATAACGCGGTTATCGGCGGAATGGCTCTTGAGCAGGCTGTAGCAATCGCTGATTCGGTTGATGGAATGAAGGTTATCCCTGGCGAAGTAGAGAAGGTCATCGCGGATTACTTCTCTAAACTCGGGCAGTAGTTTGTAGCAAGACACTAATAAGGCTCGATAGGCTCTAGGTTATTCCTAGACACCCTATCGGGCCTTTTTTTGTTTTCATAGCTTAAATACTATACTCCAGTACAGTATCTTCCCCATCAAATGAAAAGGGCCGGTAAGAGTATCTAGCTCTCACCAGCCCTTAAAAGCCTCTAGAATCGCTCTAGAGCCCTTACAGCCAAAGCCTACATCTATTAGCTTTCGCCAGCCAGTAAATCCCTAGCAGAGCATGTATATCCTCTCGACCTGCACAGAAGTAAGTAACGCCAAAGATTGTTACGTTCATTGTCCGACCATCCTTTCAAGTCTGTTAATCCTTACCCTAATCGGCATCGGTATTCCACGCACCATCTGTTTTCCTTCTCGGCTATAGCTCCATTTCCCCACATGAAACGCTCCGCAATTCTTACAATGTGCTCTCGAATAAGCACTCAGACATATCGGGCAATCTTTAAGTGTAACGGCGTTTTTCATTTGTGATTTCCCTTCAAAGTGATTCGATGCTCTCGCCTACCATAGCGAATTGAATCGCATATGAGGCTATCGCCCTGGCATCCATCGTCATGTAATGCGAAGTGTAGTAAGCACGCATTGAGATGAATGGAATATATCCTCTCATCCTACGCAGGTTCTTAGCTTGAGCCTGCCAATATCTAATCGTGCTGAATCTCATTCCGTATCTTCTCATTGGCCTATCCTCCTATCTTCTCGCTTTATTACATATCGTCTCTCTCATGTCAAGGGAATAGGGATAGCGAACTGATACCAGGTGAAGTCTACGTCGAGCCTGCGTGTCTACACATACATACACCAACACATACATAAACTATACCACTAGAATATATACAATAACTATACCATAACATAAATGTAATGATTACAAAAGCCTCGCGGCTAAATTTTTAGCAGGTGAGTATATCATACTCAACCCACCCCCATATGCCACCTTTATAGAGTCTCATCTCCACTCTGGCGGGGGAATATCCAACTCGAACGTCACATATGATTTTAAAAGATGTTATCATTTATGGGTCCCTTTTTTAGGTACCATAGTGGGTGGGTAGGTAGGATAAAAAAAATGTTATAAGTGGTTTTTGTATATATAAGTATAAGTGGTTTATTTCACCTATTGACTTATGGGTACTACCTATGGTATGATTGGGAGTAGGGGACCACTATATCTAGGGCGGTGAAGTCCTGGGGTTATAATAGTTATGCCTTTAGGTATTGTTAGTGAAGAAGAGTTTAATAAGGAAAATGAATTGTTTGATAGAGTAAGTACGGGTGTGATTAAAGATAGTAATGTTGGAAGAGGTAATAAACAAGAGACACCCGAGGTTATTAGAAATATTGTTGGTGAGGAAAAAGTAAGAGGTGAGGTAGGCAAGGAGCTAAGTAAATTATTTGGCTTAAGTGAAAGTAGTGTAAGCGCTTATTCGCGAGGAATGACTAGTTCTAATGGATGTAGCAATGAAGAACTAGGGGAACATATTAATAAGGTACGGATTAAAGTTAAATCTCAGGCAGCTGATAAACTTAACCTCGCGCTTAGTCATATTGATAGTGATAAGTTATCTAAAGCCCGAGTTGGCGAACTCTCTTCTGTTGCACGTAATATGGCAGCTATTATTAAAGATATGGATGAGAAAGAAGGCTCAGACGGGCCTAAAACTCAGATTATTTTTGTTGCTCCACATATGCGTAAGGAAGAACATTACGACGTTATTGATGTAAGCGCGAGGGATAATTAATGAAAATCAAACTAGTAATCTTGTTTGTTCTTCTTTTTAGTTTTTCTCTTATTGCACAAAACAATACCACGCGCTTTTTTATCGCGTATGAGAATGAATCTCTAACTGTTGATACTACAGCTGGAGGTGTTGCTTTTGATTCTGCTAAAGTTACTAATCCATCTAATCCTGTTGAAACTGCACAGCTTGTTACCTTCTCAGTATCCTGTGCAAGTGGTACAACTTGTAATGCGCGGTTTACTATAGATACTACCGCACCTACTACAACTAATGGTATTCTAATTCAGTATGGACAAATCATTAGTATTTATCAACATAATAACATAGAAAACTTCCGCGCTATTCGTGAAGGCGCCACGAGTGCTGTATTAAATGTACAGTATTTTAGATAATGTTAAAACATTCTATTCTAGCCTTCGCGCTTCTTGCCCAAATAGTTATAGGTCCTGGTGGAGGCGCTAGTAGTGGTGGTTCATCTACAACCATCATTAATAATAACTTCACTAATATTACTAACACTACTGGTACATTTACTTCTGTTGGGTGTCAAGTAGCTTGGAATGAAAACTACGAATATACAGTAAGCGCGTGTAATTATTATATTAATAATTCTAATTATCAGAGCACTGAACAAGATGTTACGCTCGATGCTGCCCATGCTACTTTGGATAGGCTTGACATTATTGGTCTGGATATTACGGGAACTGTATTTAAATTAACTGGTACCGCGGCAGCAGATCCCAGTGAACCTACAGTTGATCCCGAAACACAAATTAAGTTAGCTCTTATTTTAGTAACAGCAAATACCACAGAACCAGCTGGAATTGATAGTGAATTAATTTACTTTCAGAATGCTGGTAGTCCAACAGAATGGGATTGGACCACGAATGGTTCATGTTTTGTTACTAATTCTGCAGTAGATCCTAAAGCACCTGCTACTTTATCTATTAATGGTACTTCTTGTGCAGCTAATGCTTATGCTCAAGGTCAAATCGGAAGTGGTTCAATTGACCCCAATAGTTTCCTTCTCTTAAAATTATACATTAAAAGTAAAGCTACCTGGTCAAATAATAGAGGATTAAATCTAGCTTTCTATTCAGCTGGTGTTTTAGTTGGTCAACCAGTTCAGATTTTTCCAACTAATACTTGGGGATTTACTTCTTCAATTACTTCAGCATATCAGCAAGTAGCCATTCCAATTAGTAATTTCTTAGTTCCCAATGGAACAACCGCGACTCAATTTCGAATAACAAAATTTGGTAGCGGTGCTAATATTGGAATGTTCATTGCAGATATTACTGTTCAGGGTAATGCTATTGTTGCCCCGCCTAGTATCATTCCTGGGGATTGCCCTACTGGTCAAGTATTAGTAAATATTAATGATGAAATATCTTGTAGCAATGGATTAAATTCAGATACTACTACAGGATTAGCAATTACTAATCGTTATCGTGGTGTTCCTGTTTCTCATGGAACAGTCGGTGCAACTGAAACAATTGATCTTAATACTGGAGTTACTCATTATCTTACATTAGATGAAAATCTTACTCTAACCTTCTCCAATCCTTTAGATGGTGATAGATTTATTCTAATGCTAAGGCAGGATGGTTCAGGGACTAATACAGTTACATTCCCTGCAACTGTTGAATGGCCTGATAGTGATACTATACCTGAATTAGATACTACTGCTAATGCACTTAATCTTTGTACATTTCTTTATGTTTCTGCAGTAACAAATTACTATGGTGCTTGTAACGTGAGTTATGTGGAATAAAACTGTACCATTAGTATTAGCTTTGTTACTAGTTCTGCCTATTAAGGGGCAGGAGCTTGTCAATTTAAATATAGTACAGGATTATTGGCTCACAGGTTTTCTAGCTAATGCTGGTGGTAACGGCGTAGACGCAGCAGGAGAAATTAGTGGCACTATTGGTGCCATGTTTAATAAATCAGGAGGTACTCATACTTGTTCCAGTGCAGGATGCGCTGTTTATGTAGATATTCAAACTGCAACCGCGTGGGCTAATGTTGGAACTAGTGTACGTATAGGATTACAAGATGTAGGAGCTGATGGATTTGGTGATGGAACATTTGATGTATTTGCTGATTTAGTTCCTGGAACAGAAACTTTAACAGCGGCTACTAATCGTTATGCTATGGAATCTGGTAGCAAATCAGTAGCAAATAATCAACTTGTTTCATTACAGCTTACAATGACGGCTAGAGCTGGAGCCGATGCAATTACTCCAGATGGCCAACAGTTTGTTCCTAGTACATATACTAATACAGGATTTCCATACGGATTTAGAAATGCAGGTGCCAATGCTAAAAACTTAATCATGACGAAGATGATGATTGAGTATGATGATGGCACGTATGGTTGGATAAATGGTAATTATGTTCTTTCATATAATCAGGGAGCTAATACAGGTGTTACATTTGGAAGTGGTTCTACTCCAGATGAATATGCTGTTGCTGGTAGTTTTAAGAAGGATTGTGCTTTAAGCAGTATTACATGGGCTGTCGATGATCAAGTTTCTGGAGATGATTATGAATTGCTTCTATACGATAGTCCATTAGGCACTCCAGCTGTTCATACTGGTGGAACGATTACAGCTAATCCTGTTCTTACTAATCTTGCTTCTGGATTCAATGCGCAAACCTATAACTTTGCTACTCCTATTATTGTAAGTGCCGGTGTTCAATATGGTTTTGCTATTAGACCAACTACGGTTAATACTATTACCATTGCATACGAAAATATCACTAATTCAGCATCAATCATAGCAGCTTATAAGGCTGCACAATTTCTTGATGGTATGGGATTGTATTCACGTACTAATCAAACTGGTGCTTTTGGTACTATAATTGGTACTGCAGTTCCTTTATTTGGTTTACAGTGTACTCAATTAGTTCAATGAAAAAGTTGCTTATAGCAATTTTATTCGTTTCATTTATTGCGTTACCAAGCGCGCAGGACTTTGTATTTGGTCCTTATGAAGTTAGTACTGTTCAGAATGCTAATGAAGGATCTAATACTACTCTTAATGCTGCCGGAGAAAGTGGAGCTACGGTTGGTTATATTTGGTTAGCTAATCAAGCTAGTGGTACTAGAGTTTGTTCTTCAGCTGGTGGTTGTCAAATTGGATTGCCAGTTGGTTCTGTTACCTGGGCTAATGTTGCTTCTAATCTTAGATTAGGTTTTCAGGATGTAGATTTAACAACTGGCTTTGAAGATGGAACATTTGATGTAGAAGCAAACCTAGTACCAGGTACAGAGGCTATTGCATCTAATACTGTTGTTTTCTATTCAATGGAAAGTAATAGTAAAACTATTACACCTTATACTACTCCTTATGCGCTTGTAGCTGAATTAACAGCTCGCGCAGGAGCAGATTCTGTTGCATTAGAAAGATTAACTCGTAATGTTATTCCATTTGGGTTTCCCTATGGTACGGGGGATACAGGAGCGTTAGCTAGAACATTTGAGCCCACACCCTTTATTATTAAGTTTGATGATGGAACTATTGGATGGTTTCAACAAGTTACACCATCAAGAAACTTTGCATTAGGTAGAACTACATTATCAGTTAATACTGGGACTAATCCCGATGAAATAGGTGCAATTGCTGTTTCACCTATTGGAATGGTCATTGATTGTTTTGGTCATTGGTTAAATTCTGTTGCTACTACTGATACATTTGAATTTGCTATTTATGAAAACCCTCTTACTACAACTCCTGATGTTATTTGGGGTCCTATTACAGTAGATCCTGATCAGGTATTAAGTGATGGTATTGTAAGACAATGTGAGGATAACTTAACCATATTACCCAACGTAGAATATGGTTATATGTTTAAGCCTACAAGTGTAAATAGTATTACATATGAATTCTTTACATTGCCATCTGGAACAGGCATGGCAGCAGCAATGAAGAAAGCTCAATTCTTTACCAGTATTATTCAAGCTGGTAGAATAGATGGAACTGGTATTTTTACGGAAACAGACGCTCTTCATTTGCCATCTTTTTTTCTTCACATAGTTTCATTTATTGAAACAGAATATGGTAATAGTTTTCCAGCATTACTCTTAGCTCCATGAAATGCAAAATGACAAAAAAGATTATCTTATAGAATTAGATAGGATAGTTGAAAGACAAATCAAAGTTTATGGGGACTTATTAGATAGAATAGCTGAGGAAGTTCGTAGTGAGGGATTAAATAAGTTAGCGGATAAAATTGGAATTCTTAAAGTTAATTATGGATTGGAAAAGTATATTGGGGGTAAAGAATCAGAATTTAATCTGAGAGAACCTTATAATTGGGAAGAATCTTATAATCGAGTACTAAGTATCTTTTCTAAAGAAAAGGGAATTCAATATAAGAAATCAGATATCTTTACCAAGTTAAATGGTAAGTTAACCGAAGTTATGTGGAATAAAGTAATCCGCAAATTGCAACGCGAAAATAAAATTAAGCGCGTGGGATTATTTTATTGGATGGAATGATGAGTTTATTACCACCAACATGGGGTGACGTAGTTTCCGTAATAGTTTTTCTTGTTACGTTACATATGTATCATACTCGAAATGTTGCTCGGTTTGCTAAGTTGGAACTTAAGGTTGGTCTTATGTGGAGCCAACTTAAATCTAGATTAAATATTCATACGGATGATGAGGATGAAAATGGCGAAGGGTGATTGGTGGAAACCTAAGCCGGTAAGATATGCACTTGAAGTGCAATTAACTCCGGGTGTGTTTTCTGTTATTGATACGAATACTAATGAAGTTTATTATACTAATGATCAGGGTTATGTTCGTATTACCCAACCCCAAGGAAGAGAAGTAGATTTTACTTTAGTAGCTGATGGTTTTCATCCATATCATTTTGGTTGGCATTTTCCCATTCCTAATCATCGAATGGATCTTACGTTAGAACCTATTATCATTGTTCCTATTCCTGAACCTATCCCAGAACCAACTGGACCAATATTAGGTGATTGGTTAACTTGTCATCATCCTGATGGAAAAATTCTTTACCCATCAGTTTATCCTGTGGCTTCGCCAGAGTTAAGAGTAAGAATTATTGAAGCCCTAAAGCATAATAAGTATACAGATACATTTGTTGATGTAGCTTATAGTGCACGAAATAACGATGAAGTTTTTCAACATCCTGGTTGGAATTATTTAACTAGTGACCCACAGCCATTTATTGATGCATGTAATGAATTGCGTGCGCATGGTATTAGATGTATTGCAATGGTTGGTTATCAGAAAGATATTGCTCCCCCTTTTGATGAATTTAAAATTCAACTTGAAAACTTCCTTCAAAGAACTGGTAATTTGTTAAGTGGAGTAGTAGCAGGAGCAGAAGCTGAAGAATATTGGAAGTTTGATGAAATTGGAGAAGTTCTTAAACTTTCTGCGCAGTTTACTACAGGATTCTTAGGTTATCATGGTGGCAGAAATTCTTGGGGACCAGATGGTGGGCAATCTACAGAATGGAAACCAGGTGGTAGACAAGTTTCATGGTGGAAATGGTTGAAAGAACTAATTCCCAATAGGGAGTTATTACTGTTCTTTCAATATGACCACTTTATTAAGTACTCGAATGGGGGATTTTCAACCTCCGATGCTCACATTATCGCGGATACTGAAATTTTAGTTACGCAAGAACGATTGGGTGGGTTAGGTATTAAGATTGTTGCAGCTGAACATAACTATCTTACACCTGACCATATGAGTAAGCATTCTGGTAATGTAGCATTTAATGCCGGTGCAAGTGGCGGACGAATTAATGGAGGCTCCCTTCAATGAATAATGAATCGATTATTGCAATTGGTAGTGTGGTTGGAGCATTAAGTAAGTTTCTACAGATGACAACTTTTATTAAGGGCCCGTGGATTGTATTGGTTTCTATGCTTACAACCACGTTAGTGTTTTCTATTTGGGGATATTCCCACGGTGATTTTGCTAGAGATACTACCTGGGATTATTTCACCGCTTGGGTTACGACATTAGGCTTATCTGCTGCAGGCTATCATGGTACTGAGGAAGCAGTTAAGAAAGTTGTTGAAGTTAGTAATCGAGGTTAATAATGTATCAATATCAATCGTTCAAAGCAATGATTGCATGCTGGGGAGTTGCATTAGTTATTGCATTAAGTATTAATGCTTGTGCAGGATTTAAGCCAGCAGTTAAGAGACTTGGTGATGCTACTTATGAAGCCGTATTAACCGCGAGGAATACAGCGGATAATATGGTTGCTAATGGTAGTATGAGTAAGATTCAAAGGCAAGAGTTTGCTAAGAATATTACTGTACCTACCCTTACCATTCTTGAGCAAGCAATTATTGATACTCTTGCATGGAAAGAGGGAGAGCCTATTCCAGAGAACGTTAGTAGGTTAATAGGGCAACTAACTAAAAGTGCGGATGATATTCTAAAGACTTTTGGTAAAGATTCTAATCTCCATAGTAATATGCTAAAAGCTAAGAGTGCTGCGCAAGAATTCTTAGATAAGGTGCAATAATGACTAAAGAACAATTGGCAATTCTTGCATTGCAGGCGGGATTTGAAGCATTGTTAGGATTATTCCGTCGTCATCAACAGGGAGAAAATGTGACGGCGGATCTTGATGCATTGCTTAAGAAAGTTCAATCTCTTAAAGCAGAAGAAGAGTTTATTGCTAATGAAGATTTAGGTACGGGATCGGTTGGTAGTGATCCTAATCCTTTAATTAATCCTGGTAATAAGCCTCTAACTACTGAAGAATTAATCAAAGGTCTTAAAGTAGAAGACTAATGCCTTTCGTTAATAACCAATGGAAACCGAATAGAAAACAAGCAGAGTTTTTAGCTCTGCCTGATAGTATTAGAGAAGGTTTCTATGGTGGAGGTGCAGGTTCGGGAAAGAGTGAGGTACTTCTCGTTTATCCTTTGATTCGTAAATACTACGAGAATCCTAGATTCAAGCAAGTATTTATGAGGAGGACGTATCCCGAATTACGTAACGAGATTGTACCTCGCTCACGTGAATTTTATCTTAAGTTTGGTGCGAAATTTAATAAATCGGAGATGTCGTGGACTTTTCCACGTGAAGATCAATATGGATCAGGATCAGAACCGAATGGAGCGGTAATATATTTAGGCCATTGTGAGAACGAGGATGACGTTCACAAATATGATAGTATGGAGATTAATCTCTATACACCCGACGAACTTACCTCGTTTTCAGAATGGATATACCTATATATAGCAATGACCCGTGTTAGGGCTGCGATTAATAGTGGATTACCTTCTATCATTAGATCAGCAGGAATGCCCGGTGGTATGGGGCATACATGGGTTAAAAAGAGATTCGTTGATGCTTATCCAAAAGGTGGAAAAACTCTTGTAGGTAAGGGTGGTAATAAGAGGATTTATATTCATTCTACCCTCGCGGATAATGAATATATTGACCCAAATTATCAGCAATCTCTTGAAGCGTTACCAGAGGCGGAGAAACAAGCTAAGAAGTATGGATCATGGGATGCATATCTTGGACAGGTATTTGAGGAGTTTAGAGATAGACATTATCCTGATGAGCCTGAACATGCTGTGCATCTTATTGATCCATTTGAGATTCCAGATTATTGGCCAAAGATTATTTCTATTGACTGGGGATTTGCACCACCGGCAGCTACTTCAATACAATACTTAGCAATATCTCCTGAACGTAGAGTAATTGCTTATGAAGAAGATTGGTTTCAAAAAACAAAGATCGAAGAATGGTGTTCAGTTATCAAACCGAAAGTTGACTTGGCCGATCCAAAAGTTATCAAGCTCTGCCAAAGCGCGGGGCAACAAAGAGGAGATGAACATACAATTCGGCAACAAATTGAGAGTGCTTTAGGAAGGTCTGTAGATCTTACTTCTAATCAAGCGGGCTCAAGAGTAGCAACGAAAATGTTGCTACATGAATATTTTAGATGGACTCAAAAGCATAAAGCATCAATAGAAAGACTTCCATATGATCAGGAGTTTGCGGAATTTACTCTTAGGAATCATGGAGTTGAGGCATATCATAATTATCTGGCCTCCTTTAGTGAGATACCTGATGAGAATAATCTTCCCAAACTTCTGATCTTTAAGACGAAAGATGGAACGGATAGAAAATTAGTACAAGCGATTAAGTCATGTGTTTACGATAAAACAAATCCTCAAGACGTTTCAGAATTTGAGGGTGATGATCCTTACGATGCTATTAGGTATGGAGTAGATGCGGCTGATAGATTCTTTAATGAAGCCGGAGATGCCCAAAAGAGATTTGATAGACAGCAAAAGTTAATAGCTCAGCTTCAATCTACTGGTGATATGACGGCGTTTTATAGAAACGCAAAAAGAATTGAAAGTGAAGGAGTCACAATGGCAGTAAGAAGATTTCATAAAGGAAGAAGGCTTCATGTTTAAGTGGCTTCATCATTTATTTAATCCCCATTGTGAATTTTGCAGGCTTGAAAGAGAATGCAAAAATTGCGATATGATGAGGGAAGAACTTGCTAAGGAACGTGCTGAAAAGATGGCTGTATTAAATAGGCTTCTTGAAACAACTATTAAGCCTAATGAAGTTATTCATGAACCACCCGAAGGATTAAAGCCTATTCAAATAGGTAGGAAACATACTCCTTGGGATGTTCGTAGAGCTGAATTAGAAGCTCAGCATAAGATTAAGGTTGAGAAAGTAGAAAGTCAAGTAGGCGATATTGAGCGTCTTGAAAAAGAATTAGGAGTCTCTAATGGCTAAGGGTGATGAATTAAATAAGAAGCCTATGACTAATAATCCTTTTATGCCTCAAATGGGTCAAGGATTAACATCCCAGCCTTTTGGAAGTGGTATGCAAGGAGGAAATATTCTCCAATCATTAATGCCATTCTTAGCACAAATGCAACAACAGCAAAATCAGGGTATGGGTCAAGGAATGATTCAACCCGGAAGCCCTGTTAATAGAGCCATTAAAAGTGCTGGAGCCATTACTAATGCTAGAAAAAGATTAAGAGGGGAAGGTCAATAATGGCTAAAGGAGATCCAGTTAGAAATCCTAAGTATGGGGGTTCTCAACAGGGAAATCCCTATCAACAGTTAAATCCCGAGACGGGGGAATTAGAATATAGACCTGGGGATATGCAAGAAATTTCTCCTAATAATCAGCATCAAAACTTAGGTATGGCATTTGGTAAAACTGCAGGGCAATTATTTGATCCTCGTAAATCTGCATTGCCTTATCTTTTACCTTTATCTATGGCTATGAGTTCAGCCGGTGGTGCAGGTGCAACATTAGGACAAACTGGAGGATTTAGTGGATCTTCTATGGGTTCTGTACCTGGACAGATGTCTCAAAGTTTAATGCCACAGTTATCTAGTAATGCTATGAAGGGTGCAAGTTTTTTACCTGGTGGAGCTGGTGGTGCGGGTTCTGGCGCTGGAATGTTAGGTGGTGGAATTAATAGTGCGGGTGGATTAGGATCTATTCTTAGTAAGTTTGCTAAGGGTGGAGTTGGTAAAGATTTAATGAAGCGCGGCGCAAACTATGGAATGAATGCTATTGCTAATCGAGGCGGTAATACTCCACAAGGTAATGCTTTTGGTTTGGATAGATTATCTTCATTATTTCCAGGTCAGGGTCAAGGGTTAACTAATTCAATTAATGAGGGACGTTCTAGAGCTAGCGATTCTATCAATAGAGCATCTCAGAGATTTAATCCTAATCCTATGATGGCTGGAGATGGAATGGGTGCAGGGATTGCTCTTCCACCATCTATGGCTCCTATGCAAGGATTTAATCCTATGGGTGGGGATAGGATGAGTATGATTAGTAGAGATGGCATGAGCGGGGGTACATCATTATTTCCTAGTAGTAATAATAGTACATTACCTAATCAAGCGAATAACCCATACTTACAAAGACCAGGATTCTTAAGTTCTTTAATGGGTGGTAGCTCCGGCATGATGCGTGGCTTTAATGGCTAAAAAAGAGTACTCCGAAGAAGTTAAACAGTCTCTTAAAACTCTCGCGGATAGATATGGGAGAGAGGATCTTTCTGCGCGTGAGAGACAAATACGTCAATGGCGTAAGTTAAAGTATTATTGGGATGGATTCCAGAGAGTTTTCTGGAGTGAAATTGCTCATGATTGGCGCGTTTGGGATGGCGATAGTAACAAAGATTCTTCGGATCAGGGTGCTTATTATGATAAGCCAATAAATATTTATAGGGCTTATCTAGAGTCTATTATTGCTGCGTTAAGTGTTAATGTACCATCAATTATTTGCTATCCAGACGATGCAGAGAATTCAGACGATATGTCTACGGCGAAAGCCGGTAATGAAATTTGTAAGTTAATTTATAGGCATAACGATGCACCGCTTCTTTGGATTAATGCGCTCTATGTTCTTTGTACTGAAGGGCTGGTTTTTGCCTATAACTATACAAAAGAAGACAAATCGTATGGTACTTACAAAGAAGATATCTACAAAGACGAAGAAGTAGATAAGGAATATAAAGTCTGTCCGGTTTGCAATATAAGACTTGAAGATAAAGAAACAAGTGATCTTGGAAGGGATACATTTGATCCAGGGGAAAGTGATATCTTATCTCAGAGTGTTTTAGAAGGAACAGATATTTGTCCGGAATGCCAATTAATGATTACTCCTTCAATTCAGAAGGAGAAGATGATTGTCAATAGGTTAGTAGAACAAAAAGATGTTCCTAAAGCGCGACAGTGCATTGAAGTTTATGGAGGGCTTTATTGTAAAGTAGCAAGTTATGCTAAGACCCAAAAAGGAACTCCATACTTAATCTTCTCTCATGAGACTAACGTCGCGAATGCTATTGATAGATTTGGTAATTTAGATGGTAAGATAAGACCAGGAGATGATAGTAATTCTAATAGTAACGACTCCTATGAAAAATGGGGAAGGATGCCCGTTCAAAATACGGGGGATGATTCAGATAATGTTGTTACTATCAGAACTGCATGGTTAAGACCTTGTTCATTTTCTGTATTAAACGAAGATTGTAGGAAAGAATTAGATAAAGAATTTCCTAATGGCTGTAAGGTTACGTTCGTTAATGATCACTTCGCAGAGGCTTGTAATGAGGATCTTGATGATCATTGGACATTAACGTATAATCCATTAAGTGATTATTTGTATTATGAACCATTAGGTCAGTTATTAGTAAGTGTTCAAGATATTACTAATGATCTGATAAACCTTACCCTTCAAACTATTGAGCATGGAATCGGCCAAACATTTGCTGATCCCCAAGTATTAAACTTTGCTCAGTATGGAGATACAGAAGTTAATCCGGGGATGATATTCCCTGCTAAAGCAATATCAGGTAAGAATCTTGGGGATGGATTCTTCCAATTTAAAACTGCAACTCTTAGTGCTGAAGTAATGCCATTTGCTGAGAAAGTTCAACAAATGGGACAAACAGCATCCGGGGCTCTTCCATCATTATTTGGTGGTGCTCAACCAAATAGTTCTAAGACTGCTGCCCAGTATTCTATGAGTCGTAATCAAGCATTACAGCGCTTACAGAATAACTGGAAGATGATGACTTTCTGGTGGAAGAATATTTTTAGTAAGGTAATACCCGCTTATATCAAGAACGTAGTCGAAGACGAGAAGTATGTTGAAAAGGATAAGACAGGGAATTTCATTAATGTTTTTGTTCGTACTTCTCAATTGAATGGTAGGATTGGAAGCGTAGAACTTGAGGGTTCAGAACAACTTCCTATTACATGGGCTCAGCAAAAAGATGCTATTATGCAACTTTTACAAGCCGGGCACGAGGATGTTTTAAGAGCTCTCTTTTCCCCAGAAAATATTCCTCTTGTTGTTCAAGCAATTGGGCTTAATGATTTTGAAATTCCTGGAGAAGATGATAGACAGAAGCAATATGAAGAAATCAAAATTCTTATGGATTCAGAGCCAATAGAGATTCCGCCTAGTGGTCCTGTAGATACACAAAATCCAGAAGCTATGCAACCACAAATGGTACCTAGTGTACCAATTGATGAAATGGTTGATAATCATGATATCGAAGCGGATATTTGTAGGCGTTGGCTCGTAAGTAGTGCAGGTAGATTAGCCAAAATTGAAAATCCAAAAGGCTATCTTAATGTGCTCTTACACATGAAAGAACATATTAATATTCTCACAATGCAAGAAGAAGCTGCTATGGCTCAACAAGCTGCTGCACAGCCCAAGCAGAATCAAAATAACAGTAAACCTGCAGCACAAAAGGTGAAAGATGGCAAACAATCCATTGCAAGTTGAAGCACCCGCTAGTATGAGAGGTGGGGAAAAAGTTGCTGAAACTACTGAAGAAATTTTAGATATTTTGGATCAGACAGATGAAAATGAATCCGACGATGAGGGTGGTGACAAAGCTTCTAAGGACGAAAAACCTGTCAAGAAAACTAAGGAAGGAACTAGAGATGTCGATGAGGAGGATGAGGGAGATTCAAAGAAGAAGGGCGATAAAGAAGAAGAGGATGAGGAAAAGGAAGATAAGTTAGAAGAAGACGAGACAGAGAAAGAAGATAAAGTTGACGAACTTGTAACTCCTATTGCACTTAAGGAGATTACGACTAAGTATCCTAATATTCTTAAAGAGTTTCCATTTCTCGAGAAAGTTTACTATCGAGAAAAGAAATTCACTGAAATCTTTCCAACAGTTCAGGATGCTCGCGAGGCTGTAGAGAGGTTAGAGAACGTAGCATCTATTGAACAAGAAGTTCTTAGTGGTAAGACGGAAACGATTCTTAAAGCAATTAAAGAATCTAATCCTCATGGATTTGCAGAATTAGTTGATGATTATTTACCGGCGCTTGAGAGAGTACATCCGGGAGCACAGGCTCATATTGCATCCAATATTGTACGGGGAATCGTACTTAGGATGTACAATACTGCGAGGGATGATAATCAGAAAAATGCTGCATTAGTTCTTAGTGATTACTTTTGGCCGGGGCAAAATCCCATGCCACCTCAGCAATTTAGTAATCCTAATGCTCCACCAAAGCAAGATGAAAAGCTAACACAGGAACGTCAGAACTTTGAAAACCAGCGATTCGAGTATGCGGCTGTTGATTTAAATAGCAGAGTATTAAATCAACTCAAAGCTACGATTGATAATAACATTGATAAAGAAAATGTAATGACTGCCTTTATCAAGAAGAATGCAATTACAGAAGTTCAAGCCAAACTTGAGGAAGTATTAACTACTGACTCAAGATTCATGTCTCATATAAATACTTTATGGCAGAGAGCTAAAGCTGCCGGATATTCTCGGTCACATATGGATAATATTCGTTCTGCTTATCTTGGCAAAGCAAAGACGGTATTAGCTCCAATAATTGTTAAGGTTCGTAATGAAGCCCTTAAAGGGGTAAGAAGAGCTAAACCCGAAAATAATGACGAAGATAAGCGTGGACCAATTCCAACGGGCAGATCCGCGGCCGAATCTAATAATAAAGGCGGAAATAAAAAATCTATCCCCCAAGGAATGAGTGTTGAAGATTACATAATGTCTGATTAGGATTACATACATGGCCGCATTTAATGAATCTGAAGTAGCAGGCGCAGAGTTAGAAAGAGTTCTGCCAAAGGTTCAGGTTGCATTTGAGAGTGATGATAAGTTCTACAATGCGATTAAAAAGCGCAACGTAGAGGTTATGTCATATCGTCAGATGCGAGTTCCGATTGAGATTCGTACTGGTGGATCTTTCGGATATTTTGATCCTGATGGTGGAGATATGGGTCGTGGTAGTGGACCCACCATTGATAAAGCAGTTGTTCAGCCCGTATTCATGTACGAGGCTATTGAATATACTAAGCTTTCTCAGTGGGCAACAGATGATAGCAGGAAAGCTGTTATTAATGGCGTGAGGAGACTTACTGCTGGTGCATTAAAAGAAATCAAGCGTCAGATTGATGCACAGTTACAGCAGAATGGTAGTGGAGTAGTTGGAACTATTACATCTGTTACTACTTCTGGTAGTGTTGATACATACGTTTGCACAACGGATGGTTTTGGCGTTAGGTTAGTTAGATCAAAGCAGGAAATTCAGGTCTTTGATGCTACCTTAGCTACACTTCGTGGAAGTGGTACGATTACTTTCTACGACGTCGCGAATAAAACCATTAAGGTTACGCCAGCAATTGCAGGTGTTGTTGCAACAGATGTGATCGTTGTTAAGGGTATTAGTTCTCCTAGTTCCTTACCAGCACTTTATGGTGTGCCTTATCATCACAGCAATGCAAGTACGGGAACGTGGTTAGGATTTAATCGTGCAACGACTCCTGAAATTCGTAGTAATCGAGTCAATGCTGCAAGTAATCCTCTCACATTACCGCTTCCACGCCTCGCGATTAATATGATTGGTAATCGTGTAGGTATTGAGAATCCTTTTAAACCTGTTGCATGGATGCATCCTGCACAGAAACAGGCTTATGAGGAAATTGGACAGTTAGTTTCAATCATTCACAAACAGCCAAAAGAAGAGGGATTAAATCTCTACTTCAACGACAATATGCAGATGGCTGGAGCTGCAGTACGAGATCATTTCAATTGGGATATGACTCGTATTGATTTTGTTTCAGAATCTGTTTGGGGTCGTGGGGAAATTCTTCCGATTGGATTCTACAAGACTGATGGACGACAGATTTTTGAAATTCGTTCATCGTCTGGTGGTCTCAATACGGCAGATATTTTCTATATGGTTCTTGGTACGCAGACGTTTGTGAATAACCCAGCGGCTACTTCGTATATTGATGCGCTGGATGTTCCAGCTGGATACTAGGGGGATATTATGAGCGATTTAGATTACCAGAACCTTAGTCCAGTTCAGAGCAAACAGCAACCTACTCCTACTCGTGTAGCTGCGACTGCTGCTAATGATACGATCTCACCGAATACGAGATTAACTGTTATCACTAGTAGCAATAGTGCCTCTAAGACAATTCGCACGATTGTACCGTATGTTACGGGGTATCATGAGATTGTTTTAATGGGTACAGATGCAAGTCCTACTCCATTAGTTACGGGTGGGAATATTGGTGTAGCATATACAATCGTTCAGAATAGGCCCGTAGTGTTATTCTACGATCCTGTTCTCGCATTGTATTACCCGATGGCAGTTAGCTAGTAATCAAAGGGGGATGCGCATCCTATAAACGCATTTATATTATGCCTACAATTAAAGAAGCAGATGAAGCAAAGAAGGAATTTAAGGATACACCTCTTGAGAAATTGCTAGAAAGAGAAAGAGAAATCCTTAAGAGTTTTAATGGTATTGAAGGTGATATTCCTTTACACCATAAGTTTTGGGTGATTCGTAATGTCATTAGAGCCAAACGAAACAATCCAGACGCTTAACGAGAGACTAAGATCTTTATTCGGATTTTTCTCTCATACAGCGAATCCTCTTTGGAGAATCGTTTTCTCATTCGATGAGTTTGAAAAACGATGGGTAACTCATACTCCAGAAGGATTTAATTTAACTAGTCCGATTATAGCGTTAAGACCAAAGTATAGAAATTATATTAATCCTCCGGCTTTTGTGCTCGAAAGAGCAATGGAGATTCCTCCTTTTGCTAATACGGATTTAGTAGAGAAATTCTCTTATGAGCCAGTTTGGGTATTTAAGGATGCGCGAGGAAATAACTTACCACCAATCTGGCCGGCAATTAAGTTAATTATTGAGAGTGTTAATAGTAAAAGCGCGAGGTCAGTGGGGGCTAAATATAAAGATCCTGAAATTGGTGATACCCCAGAAGAAACTTTAGAACTTCAAAATGCAGCGTTAGATAAGTTAGCGAATGAATTGTTTGGGGAGAGTAGTGATATTGCGGATTCACTACACTACAAAAATGCCGTAATTGTTCCGCATAAACAGTTTGGAGATAAATAAAATGGCTCTTGTCACGGAAGTTAATCAGCTTGCTCCAAATAATCGTATGACCCAGAGGATGCCTGTAAATCCTTTAGATGTTTGTACGATTGTTAGTATTTTTCCTGAACGTATTGTAGAGAAAAAGCATACGATTCAACCGGGGATTTTTATTATTCCTAAGGGATCTTATGAAATTCCTGGTATTCTTCATGTTGGTCCTTCTTCATGGTGGAAAGATGTTGGTCCGGAACAAGATCTTGTAGAGATTCCTACGAGTTCAGTTCTTATTGCTGATAGTGTTATTAGAGATTGGGCTAATGGTCTTCTTGCTTGTAATATGGGCGATAGAATGCCTGGATTATTTTGGGTGCCCGGAGAAAAAGAAATTGGTAATATTCTTACTGAACATCGACGAGAGTTAGATATTGCATTAGCAAGACAAAGAAATTGGTACGAGGCACAGGTTAAGATTGCTGATACGTTGTGGGCGCGTACACAAGGTAATCCAGTAAGTATTTCTAATCATGCTCGCCTCGCGGCCCAAGAATTAGGTTTAAAGAATAAGCCTTGGATGCAGGATTTCTCTACGATCCAAATGAAGAATTGTCCAATGTGCGGGCATCTTTGGAATCCAGCTTTTCCAATGTGTGGAAATTGCAAGACTATTATTGATCCAAAAAGGGTTGAAGAACTTTCTTTAAAGCAGGTTGAATAATATGGAAAAAGCCGCATGGATAATGGATGACAGTGCTGCGTACTTAAATGATAACACAAGGTCTATCTTTACCTATGCGGCCCAACTTCCTTATTTGAGAACTGCTTTTAGAGAATTAGAAGAACTCTATCAAGCTAATAGTGTACCTGTTACTAATGCTCAGGTGCAGAATTTAATCATTGCAGTTGGAGTTACGGATATTGGAGGTCCTACGGGGCCTGCTTTACCTAATGATTTTATTGAACCTATTAAGTTGTATGAAAGGCAACAGGGTTCTACTTATGATTTTGTGGAAATGACTCATAGAGAATTCTTACCTACTAATCAGGTTCCATTAAACTTATTAACTTTTTGGTCATTTGAAGATCAGATAATTAAGTTACTTGAAGCAACTTCTATTATGGAAGTGCTTCTTAGGTACACCGCGAAATCCTTTGGAAATATCGAAAATGAAAATACGCAAATTAGGATTTCTAATACTCGTACTTTTCTTGGATATAGGACTGCTGCTCTATGCGCCGAGTTTATTGGCGAAAACACTGAGAGAGCACAATCTCTTAATATCATGGCCCAGCTCGCGGTAGATAGGGTACTTAATATTACTACAAAAGGTAGGCAAAATATTGCTACCAGAAGGAGGCCATTCTTAGCTGGATATAAAAATCGTACAATTCTTTAGTTCTCTGTTCGTAGTTTGAATGGTGAGGTAAAAGCTCACTGGAGAAACAAAATGCCTTCTAGTCAAGTTCAGAATAATATTTGGGCAAGATTGCGTGGAGCTGTCGCGGGACAAGCAATTGGGAATACATACTCGTTATTATCTGATGGTGGGCAGTTTGCACCCCCCACAGCTAATTTAGGTAATGGCCGTACTTATATGGTTGATCCTCAGAATGGTTCAGATTCTAATGATGGGGTTGCGTGGGATCAGGCATTTGCTACAATGACAGCGGCATTTGCTGTTGTTGCTGATTATGACACTATTCTTCTTAATGGTGTTCTTCGAGAACAGGTTACAGCTCCTCTAGGAGTATTTGATGTAACTATTCTTGGGGCCGCAAATAATCCACGTCAAGCAACAAGTGGTGGAGTTCCTACAGGTGGTGGTGCTACATGGTTAGCTCCTACAAGTCCTGCGGCTACTACTCCATTATTGACATTATTAGAACAGGCATGGACCATTGATAATATTTTCTTTGGTACAGTAGCTTCCACGCCATCCTTAAGACTTAAAGGATTAGAAACAGCTTCATTTCCAGATGCCTCACATGCAATTGTTAGGAATTGTGCATTTGCTACTCAGGGATTAACTGCCGAAGTGGGTATTGGTGGATGGAATTTATTCAATACTATCTTTAAGAATTGCAGATTTCAGGGTCTGACTGGAACTGCTATTGCCGGGGAAGATGTTAGTATTAGAACACCCGCTGAAAATCAAATCCTTGATTGTTATTTCCGAGAATGCGCAAATGCCATTAATATGCCTATGAATTATGGACGTATTGTGGGTAATTTCTTCAAGGATATTACAACTCTCCAGATTGATATTAATGCGGGAGCCGATAATTACGTTTGTTTCAATATGTTTGATAAATCCCAGGCAAACATCTCTATTGCTCAGGGGTTTGTTGGTAATGCAAGTGATATGTGGAGAAATTGGTCTTCAGATACTGCTGCATTAACTGTTGGCGTTCCTGCATAAGAATAGGATTATACAATGTCATCTCAGATTACTGTTACTGGTAAAGCTGGTCCTGGATTAACTGTTACGGCGGTTGTGCTAACTCTTATTCGTAGTTTTAGTGTGGGAGTTGATTTAACTGCATTGGGTAATTTCAATATCTTAACTGTTACCATGAATACTGGTGAAGTTAAGCAGTACGATATTACTGATGCGACTACGTTTACGGTTACTAAGTCAGCTGGTAATTACACGATCGTTGTGAGCTAGTAAAAAGAGTTTGGTAGTACCTCATTTTAAAAACTACCACCAATTATTATGCCTGTAACGTCTAACAGAAAAGTAACGATTACTTTTGAGAATGATATTGAGTATTCTCAGGAGTTTAGTGCTATTCAAAATAGTGCTAGTCCCGGAGCTATTGATGTTGTTGCATTAGTTGTAGGGGCTAATACTATTACAGTTCCTACTGGAGCAACTGGAGCTACTATTATTCCTCCAGCTACAAATACGGAAACCATGACTCTTAAGGGAGTTAGTGGTGATACTGGAATTGCTTTAGCTTTGACCAGTCCTACTTCTATTGGGTTAGCAACTGTTACTAGTTTTGTTATTACCGCGGGTGGAACGATTACTCTTAAGATTATTTGGTCATGAAAGATTTAAGGGATCATCAGCCAGTTAGAATTGAAGAATTTAATGGCCTCTGGGCGCGAGGGGATAAAGAGTCATGCCCATTAGATCATGAAACTGACTGTAATAATGTGATCTCTTTTGAAGGGGGTTTTCGTACAAGACCTGGAATAACACTTCATCAAATTGGAGATGATCCTAATAGTACTATTCCAAATCTCATTAGAGTTTATAAGTATGTTTATAGAAATACAGGCGATGGCTTATTACTTCTTGATGCTCTAGGAAATATTTATCATTCTAAATCTCCTACTCCGCTTACACCTATTCTAACTATTGCAACAATGACGGATTTTTCCTATGTTTCAATGGGAGGAAGAGCTTATATTACTCCGCATGATGGAAGTACGGGGCTAGAAAATGAGTTCTTGTATGTATATCTTGGTGATGGAACTCCTGCGAGAAAAGCTGCTGGAGCTGGACCTACAACTGCACCGACAGTAGCTAATGGAGCATCTACTGGAACACAAGCAACTGAAGCTGGAATACATATTATTGCCGTTGCGTATGAAACTAATACGGGGTTCATTACTAAATCTAGTCCAAAAGTAGAATTAAGCGCGCCGGGGGGAGATGAAGTAGATATAACAAATATTCCAGTTTCGCCTGATAGTTTTGTAGTGAAAAGGCATATTCTTTCTAGCAAAGCTATTGATCCAGTAGACTATACTCAAAACATAGATGGGTACGAATTATTCTTTGTACCTAATGGAACGATTGAAAATAATACAGCAACGGCTTTAACTCTTAATTGGTTCGATGCGGAATTGTTGGAAAGTGCTGATTACTTAAATGATCTTTTTGAAGAGATTCCAGCATTCGTAAATTTAACTACCTATCATAATAGGCTTGTGGGTGTGGGAGAGTTTGGAGATCCATCTAGTGAAGAAACATATGGATTGATTTCTACTGCAAGATTAAGTGCTCCAGGGCAACCAGAAGCAATAGATCAGATTAGTGGATTAATAGTTGTTCCACTTAATGGAGAGGCTTTAAGTAATTGTCAGGAGTATAGGGATGTACTCTATTTATTCAAAGTAACTCAAACCCATGCTTATAATGATAACGGAGATGATCCAAGTTCGTGGCCCGGAGTAGTTATAGATCAGGGTGTGGGAGCAAGTATTCATGGAATTGCTTATGTTCTAGATAGTGGTGGAGTAAACATAGAGTATTTGTTAGTTATTGATTACTCCGGCGTGATGATGTTTGATGGTGCTTATAGGAGACCTGAGCTTTCATGGAAGATAAAAGATTTTTGGTTTGAATTGGATAGAGATGATTTCAAGAATATGCAATTCATGAATGATTCTTTGACCCAATGGATATACATAAATCTTCCAAATAGAACATTGCTCGTAGGAGATTACACTACTCATCTTGACCCAGAAAAAATTAAATGGTGGAAATGGACCTTTGATATCCAGGTCACAACAATTGCATTAATAGAAAAGAATAAACTTATTATCGGTTCGCGGGCTGAGTTAGAACCATGAGTGCTATTGCAAACGTAAGTGGGGAATTAATTCAACAATCCAATAACGTAGCTGCTAGTTCTAGCTGGACTGCTATGTGTTGGTTTCGTGTTCTTAGTACTCCCGGAGTTGGCGAGTATCGTACTGTTTTTACCAGAATTAATGCGGGTTATACTGCATGGTCTGGAATTTTTTGTGATGCAGGAACTAATGATTTTCGTATAAGTACGGATGATGGCGCGGGAACTAATGCTTTTACAAGCGCGCAAACTCTTACAGTTAATCAATGGATCCATTTAGGTTATGTAAAGTCGGGTAATACTCATCGTTTCTATGTTAATGGAGTTTTATTTAGCCAAACTACTCTTAATATTAACGCGGTTGTCTTTACTGACTTGTATGCGTTAGGAGATACATTTGATGATCCTAATGTAGAGATTGCATTTTTTAGAGAATGGAATGATGTTCTTTCCACACCTGATGTTGTGTTGGAAATGAACTCAACTATTCCAATTCAGAC